AGGACCATATGGCAGGGAAGGGTACGGTAATGCCAGAACCGGATCGACTCTGCAAATCGGTATCCGAACATGGTCTTTAGACACATGGGGCGAAGACCTTCTTGCCTGTCCACGCGGTGGAGCTATTTATTGGTGGGATCGTTCTTTGGGTACAGGGCAAAGAGCTGTTGCCATTGGTGGTGATGCACCGCCATTTAACGAGTACATGTTGGTTTCACAGCGGGATCGACATGTGCTTGCTTTGGGTGCTTACGATTATTTCAATAACGCTTTCGATCCATTGTTGATTCGCTGGGGTTCGACAGAAGACCTAAATGATTGGGTGCCAACCAACACAAATACAGCTGGCGAACTTCGTCTTTACTCTGGATCACGAATTGTATCGGGAGTTCGTTCACGTCTTGAGACAGTAATTTTCACTGACGTATCAGTGCATACGTTGCCATTTGTTGGTGGCAATACTGTGTTTGGTTTGAACATCGTTGGCGAGAACGTCTCCATCATGGGGCCAAACTGTGCAGTGCCAGTTGATCATCGTGTCATCTTCATGGCTGAAGCAGACTTTTATATTTACGATGGTATTGTCAAGGTCATTCCTTGCGATGTGCGCAACTTCGTATATGACAACCTGAATACTGTGCAACGCGAAAAAATTTATGGTGGTCTGAACCGTGAGTTCAATGAGGTTTGGTGGTTCTATCCAAGCTACGATCCAGAGGCATGGGTGCAGGATGACTTTTCGTTAGCTACACCGCCGGGATACGAAACTGCAAATAGCTCGAATGGCGTAGCAAACCTATTTAATGATGTATTGTTTCAAGCTGACTTCGAGGGTGCGAATGGAGCAACTACTTACACTGAAGAGTCTCAATTTACTGAGAGCGGCACGTTTGGTGGTAACGCTCAGCTGAGCACAACCAGTCCATTATTCGATACATCATCTGCTGATTTCGATGCAGCGGCTGGCACAGTAATTAGTTTTCCGGTTGGAGTAACAGCAAAGACTGCATGGAATGGCACTGGTAAATACATGACTGCTGAGGTTGCGTTTCGTACTGATACTCTGCCTGTTAGTTCGCTTGATGATCGTGGCATTCTTTTGATGGGTGATGATGACTTTCAGTTGCTTCGCATTCAGCTTGAGGATAGCGCTAGTACTCTTTACTTTAGGGTTGGGTTTGCCAACTCTGGTGGTCTCTCTGGACCGGTTTCAGTAACGACAGGCGTTGATTACTTTCTTGCTGTTGAAGCTGATTACACTGGTGGCCCCGGTAATGGAGTGGAGCGTGTGTGGTTTGGTACGGTTGGTGGTGGTACAGCTACTTTGATTGACACCAATACCGGACTGACAGCAAAGAACCCAGCATCCAACACAACAGATACAATTTTTGTTGGGCAGGGAAGTGTAGCAACGAATATATGGGATGGTGTAATTGATCATGCACGCATCACTGTATCTGACACTGCTCGATATGGAGCAGCAGCTACGATCACGATACCGACTACATATGCGACCAGTTATGTTCCAGCTGGTCCTGCTGATGTTGGATATTCTTACGTATTTAATTCAACTGGTTTTACTGAGGCCATCGCGACAGCTGATAACAACTATGAGCATGATTACTTTTTGATCAATGATGAGCCAATTCTTACACCAGAACAAAGTGAGTATGCAATCGAGCTGGATGTAAACCCCGCTATTGGTGCTGGTACTGGAAGAGCTGGTATGTGCTTCTTAAGAACAGATTTGGTTGGCACGAGTGAAACAGATGCTGATGATTGCCAGCAATTGATGTTTGAGTTGAATTACGATGATAATCGTGTAGAAGTTTGGAAGAAGACCGCAGCTGGCGTGGCTGCTCCTGCTAATCAGGGTGCTAATACAGTTGACTTCACGACTCTTACTGGTAGCCCAATGGCACTGGGAGCCAAGTATATTCTTACGGCGCAGTTCGATACTCCGACACTGACGTTATATGTTGATGGTGTACAGGCATTTCAGTTCAATCTGGATGTTACTGAGTTAACAGAGTTTGCTACTGGTACAGCAGGGTTACATCAGGCACCGGGAACACAGAATGACCTGTATAGATTTTACAACTTCTCAATCGGCCCGGTTGGTGTGCTAACCGCTACCGATTTTGATATATCACCCATAGAGGTGAACAGATATGTGGCATTAAACTATGAAGAAGGTACGTGGACCACTGGTCGTTTGGCGAGAACTGCATGGGCCGACAGATCACCTTTGCTGGAAAAAGCATATGCAGCTGGTATTGATGGCTACATGTATAAACATGAAACAGGTACAGATGATAACGGCGCAGCGATGGAGGCTTTTATCGAATCATTCGACATGGAGATACCACAAGCAGGTGAAGAGCTAATGCACATTGATCAATTGATTCCAGATTTTCTTACGCTAGAAGGATCAGTTGATGTTTATCTTACAGGTTTGAAGTACCCGCAAGATTCAAATCGAATTACAAAGGGACCGTACACAGTATCAAACGGCACTCGCAAGCTAAGCACTCGTATGAGGGCGAGGCAGGTTGCTTTACGTATTGAGTCAAATGCTACCGGTGACAAATGGAGAATGGGTAATTGGAGAGGGAGAGCCGGACCACACGGTAAACGCGGATGACTACCAAGGTTGTATTTCCATCGTTCTCGCAAAATGACTACAGCCCGTATGATATGCGGCAGCTGGTTTCTGCGCTTGAGATTCGATTTCAGTCTCTGGAGATTGATAACACATCGCTCTATGGGAATGTGGGAAATGAACTTGATGGACTCTATTCACCGATAGGCCACACACACAGCGAATCAGAAATCACTGATCTTCAGGCGTATTTGCTGAACATAAACAGTGAGAGCATTTTCAATCTTTCGGATGTAACTGGAACGCCAGCTAATGGTGACATTCTTGTTTGGAATGGTGGTCTTGGCACATTTCAAACTATAGCGCAATCCAGCGCTACAATATCACTGAATGACCTTGATGACGTAACCGCACCAGCACCATCTGATGGTGAGGTGCTTACGTGGAATTCATTAACAATGCAGTGGGAGCCTTCATCAGCAGCTTCCTCGCCAACGTCATTCTTTGACCTGACCGATACAAATCTTTCTGGTCAGGCCATTTATGACATGGTGTTCAATGCTACAGGTACTGAATGGCAACATACCAATGGCTTGCTGCAATGGAACCCGATAAATGAGTACTTACAGTTAGCAAATAATTTTTCAATAAACTGGGTGAATTCTTTATCAGTATCTGTTGAGCTAATAAACTTTACTGCCACTGATGAACTCGTTATTGGTGATGCCGCTTACGCGACTCAAATCGACGGCCTAACAACGACGATCACATCACCTTCTACTGATGTTGACGGCACGCTCAATGTGCAGGGCATCGCAGACTTCGACGCTGACGTTGAGCTGAACACTGGTGCTGACCTGACTCTCTGGGATGCAACGAACACCAACTCTGTTGCATTCAGTCACGTCAGCAATAACTTCCGTATTGATTTTACGAATATAAATGATGTCATATTCGAGGCCAATACAGGCGTTGATTACATATTTAGCAGTGATGCTTCCGCAGCGCGACTCATAATCGGACCAGCCACTGCTGGCGCTGCTACTACTGCTGACGGCGCTCTGCAAATTAACACGATCAACGCTGGTCTTATCTATGGTTCCACGCTGGGTGGATCGTCTAACGCTCTAACCTTTCAGCCATCATTGTATGGGGTAGCGACCGATGGACACTCCACATACGCCGTGTCTGGATACGATAATGTCTGGTTTCAGGCTCTCACAAACGGCGTTCAGATTCGGGACGGCGCGTACCTGCGAATCAGTGACGCGCTGGACACTGATTGGGCGAACTTCAGCCACGATGGTACTGACTTCAATGTCACCTACGAGAACACAGCGACTGCATCATGGACTCTTGGCACCACGGTCAATGGGCCTGCGTTCTTATTCACTGATAACCATCAGATGGCAGTCAGTGATTCCTCTGCTGGCATACAGCTTGTAGCGAATATCTCTGGCACTAATCAGGGTCGCACGTACAACGCGCTTGATATGACGGTGAACAACACACTGGCAAACTATTCCGGTGCGTTCATCAACACGGTTGGCAACGTCAGTGGGACAGGCTCACTGATACGGTTTGCTAAGTACGACGCCACTGCCGGTAGATTCGCTAATGATGTGATTGATGAGCGAATCTTCACGACAACGGCAACCGCACTAACAAGCAATACCTTGCACCACCTGAAGGTCACAACCGAACTGCCGGACCTTCCAACCACTGCGTACAATCATTTGGTATACGGCATTTATTCTGACATCATTGCTCCGGGTGATTGGAATAGCGCTGGCAATCCTCTTCTGACGCGGCTCTATGGTATGTACTCTCGCATAGAGGCCAGAGACTCCAACAACATTGCCGCCTATGCCCTGTACCTGAACAATATCACGGCGAACTCAACCCACTTTGGCCTGTACCAGAGCCAGTCTGGAGTTGGCAACTATTTCGCTGGTAACTTGGAAGTCTCCAACAGTTTCCGTGTAAGCAACTCAGGGCAGACAGACTGGGCTGATTTCAGCCACGATGGCACTGACTTCAGTGCCGCTTTCACCAATACGGTTGACTGGGACATCACCGGCCTTAGTGGTGAGGTGTTTATTGATGCCGATCTCAGGGTCTCTGGAGACTTCACTGTCTCAGGTACTTTGACAAGCATCAATACATCAGACCTGAGCATTGCTGACAACATCATTGTTCTGAACAATGATTCGGCGCACCCACCAACAGAGAATGCTGGCATCCAAGTATATCGTGGTGGTACTGAGAACAATGTTGACTTGCGTTGGAATGAGACCAGTAATTACTGGGAACTGACCAATGATGGTGTGACTTATTTTCAGATAGGCACCGGCTCAGGAACCATTACCGCAGGTACTGTCGATGATGCGATGTTGCGTTGGGACAATGGCACAGCGACATGGATTGAAGAGACGCAGATCAGGGCAAGTACTGCTGGCGTGCTGTCAATCTATGATTCGACGCTGGCCGATTCACTTGCGCTTTCGCATGACGGCACCGACTTCAACGCTGCTTTCACGAACACCACAGATTGGAACATAACTGGTCTCACTCAGACCAACATTGTTGGTGGCACGGTTACCTTAAATACTGGTGGCACGCTTCAGTTCATTGACTCAACCGGTGTTGATAGCTCAACAATAAAGCAGTTTATAGATCGCCTTCAGTTCACCATTGAGTCTGGTGATAGGGTTGATTTTAATACTGACGTAGGGTTGTGGATTAACGGTGGTGGAGATTTCTGGGTTCGTGATGGTGGATACATCAGGATCAGTGATCCTCTTGATACCGACTGGGCTGAGTTTAGCCATGATGGTACTGATTTTAGTGCTACCTTCACGAACACAACTGACTGGAATGTTACTGGTTTGAGTGGTGCTTTGAATGTTGCGCCTGCTGCTGTATTCACTAAGCTGCCGGGGCTGTCAAGCAATACAGACTTCACTGTAACTCTGATAAATAATCAACCAGTACTTGGCATTGTTGATGATAATGCTGCCGTTAATACTGGTGTGTGGGGCATAAGAAATGTCAATGGCATCTTTTCAGTCATTCCATACTCTGATGCGATGGCGACTGGTAATCCACTAATAAGCGCCACTCGCACTGGTAACGATATAACGATTTCTACTTGTTACGCCTCTGCGCGATGGGAATTTATCGCTGGTACTGATGTCTGGGTTAGAGATGCAGGCATTCTTTACATATGGGATTCAACCGATACGGACAGTGCAGCTTTTCAGCACGATGGTACTGATTTTAATACCACATTCGTCACCACAACTGATTGGAACATCACAGGCATCTCTGGACTCAATGTCGTTAATTACAGTTTTGATGTTAACCAAACTGTTGGCGCTGGTCAGGATAACTTCGCGCTTATTTATGACAATGGTACTGGTCTCATATCTCTTGAGGCGATACCCGGTGGCATCACTGATCACACTGCACTGACAAGCATAGGTACAAACACCCATGCGCAGATAGATACCCATATCGGTGACGCAACGATTCACTTTACCAAGGGAAGCATTCTTCTCGAAGAACTTGGTGATGTTGTTGAGACAACCATCACTACTGGTGATCTGCTTCGTTGGAACGGTACTAACTGGGTCAATTACGCGGATAGTAACTATGCAACTTCAGGTCATACACATCTATTGGCAGCTGGGGCAACAGATGTAACGGCATTAGCGGCAGAGGTAAATTTACTTGACCTTGCTGGCCTTACAGCTGGTTGGGTGTTGTCTGCTGATACCGCAACCACTGCCTCATGGAAGCAGTTATCACACACACTATTGTCAGACATCGGCTCGAACAGTCATGTCACGATAGATTCACATATTTCTGATTCCACAATTCACTATACGAAGGCATCCATCCTTCTCGAAGAACTTGGTGATGTGGTTGAAACAACCATTACGACTGGCGACCTGTTGCGATGGAATGGCACCAACTGGGTAAATTACGCAGACAGTAATTATGCTGCCGCTTCGCATACGCATTTACTTGCTGCTGGTGC